GAATAGGACCCATTGGCTAATGATAATCATTTGCATTTGCGACCAATTCTCATTCGCATTAGATAATGACAATCATTTGCACCTAGTAGTGATAACGATTATCAATGATCAATGATAATGGGTTCGGGTTGGTGGCGCGTGGTGCCAGCATCACCCGACAGTCTGTAACCCGCTATGACCGCGCCAAAGTAGCAGGGTATGCGAGTGTACCGGGTTGGACTGACAGCGGCTCAGAATGGACTACAGGACGCGGTGAGATATGGCCGAGTGTGTCCGCCTGGACTGTGGCCCGTGTGTCACCTGGACGGATTGATGCGCCTGGACTGTTTCAGCAGGCACAAAAAAACCCGCACATGGCGGGTTAAGGGTTAGGCGAAAGGGTTAATGGATCATCGGTGGTACAGGTAAACCGCAAACCAAACTGCTACGGCAATGGCCATCGCGAGCCAGCTTGGATAATCGTATCCATACGCGGGCATTAGTCCGTACCCCGCATATATGCCCGATACCAGCGACGACATTCCGCCTCGAAAGTATCGGGAGTCGCCATAAGGGTTGAACCAAAGAATACGCCACCTTTGCAAGGTTGGCGCAATTGCTGCCCGGTGATGCCAAGCGTTATGTACCCGCCAGTGTCTGGCATGCGGAAAGTGAAAGATTGGCCGATTTTGCGGCTTTTGATTGTGAGCATCATTTTTCACCCCTTGCGATCAAATCAGCGGCTTTCTTTTGTGTACCGTGAGCGGTAAAACCAATAACGTATTTACGGTCACTATGCGCACATAGCTTGCAACGCGCACAATCGGTGTCTTTATATTCAGCTGGACAACGAAGAATCCGCCGACCTACTGGCGTTTCCCCTGGCGGGTTGTCCATCGGCAAAACAGTAACAACCGGGGCAATTTTTAGGTCAATTAGTTCGTCGGCATGCGATGGACTATTGGCCGAAATATTAACCGTGAAACCCAGCCGGTTTGCTAGAAAGATTTCAGCGGCATTGTGGCGATGCGCGTCAGTCTTAAAAGAAACGCGATGATGAGTGTATGTGAAGCCTTGGCGGCCTTTATTGGCCATAACCAATTGCATCAACTTTTCCGCGTCAATCCGACCGCGTTGATGAGGTAGGTCGCCAGCCTGATTGTGTCGCCAAACCTGGCCAGCTGGCATGGATGCGACAGACTCGCAAAACGAATTCCAATCCTGCCCCCTTTCCTTTCCTACTTTCCGCCAGTGAAGCGCGAGCGGTCCTGCATTCGCATAACATCCCTTGCCGAGCAAGGGGCATGATTTTGGGCATGAGCGGGGTTCGGTAGTTGATACCGGGATAGGTCCGGTTTTGCTGTTCCTGCTGGATATGGATAAGTGTACAATCATCAAAATGCCCCCTTAGTCTTATTGCACATGACAAACCCGGCAATCTCGCCGTTTTTCATGTCTAGAAAATATGGAAGATCGGTATTTGCAGCAGGAATGATTACTCTACCCAACTGCAAGCGCTTGGCATCAACTAATAACCGCTCGAGGCTTTCGTACAATGGCGAGCATTCGTTATGCCGCGTCACAATGCAATACATCGTTGTTTGCGTTAATTTCATTTTGCCACCTTAATCGGGTTGGTTACCGGGACCTGGCGTGCCCGATTCCGTCGCACGATAAACCGACGGAATGCCCGAGCAATGCGGGCAAAGATAGACCGTCTGGCAGCTATGGGTTTTGCATAATCGTGTATCATAATCGTTTCCTATCGTGTTATTGGAACCCCAATACTCTCAAATAGCGCCGTCTGCGCCCAATAGAATTCCCCATATACCCGCATAAGATGACCTTATTGGTCCAGGTGTCCAGGTGGCACCGCACCGTCCCTCGCCGTCCAGCTGGCATCCCTCGCCGCACCCAATGGGCCAAGGTGCTCTCACCCGACCCGCACCCATCACTCGCCAGCTGGCATCCCGCATCAAACGAACGCACACGCGGTCATATAGTTGGTCGGATACTTTGAACGAATGGCAAACGAGAATGATTTGCATTACCTTTCGCAAATGCAAATGCGAATGATTCGCGCTTGCAAGTGAGAATGATTCTCATTATCGTTCTCGGTTCGTTCTGGTTCTCCCTTGGTCTATATTAGAAAACACTTATGGACACCAGGGTGGGGGATGCCATGGGAAACAGACTTTAAAAAAAAAATTCGGGAGCCTTGAATCTTCTCTCGCTCCAAAATTTCCTTGTCTTGTCAGTCACTTACGGGAAAGTCACATCTGGAGCAGACCTGGAGTTCACCTATGGGTTTTTGCCTATAGGTATCTACTCATAGACAGAATCCCACAGGTGGAGAGACAAGATGCGGCCATAACCATGGTCCCTCCTATTCACTCCTCTCCCGCCCCGCTCAAAACCCTAAGACCCCCTCACAGCCTCTCTAAGCCCCTCAAGACTCCAAACCATACCAACGTACTGCCCCACCCTCAAAAACCCCTCAGAATCGCTCTCAGCCCCTCTGGCGTACCGTACCGGGCGGCACCCCTGGCCTTTCTCTGCTCCAACCAGGGTCAAGCCCAAAATTGAGAGGGGGGGTCATTTTTTGAGTAACCCCTTTTTGAAAAGTAAAGGGGGGGTTAAATTCTGATCGTTTCTAGTGCTCGCTGGTATCTGCGCCTAAAGAAGCTCCCGTAATTCTTCGCCGCCGTATTCTTGACGGTAAAGAAGAAGTCGTACACTTCTGCTTCATAAGTCGGCAGCCTAATGAACCCAACCACCATCTTCAACTTCTTTCCTCTTCGCTCATAGATGCCTGGGTGTCTGGCCCCGCTCTGGACCGGAATGACAAAGTATTTCGGTTTTGCACTACCAACCCGACTATAAGCCCCTCGTCTAAATGTCCGGTTGGAACTAAACCCGACTTCTTGGAAAGCCTGTAGCTCAGACAATATCTGCACCATCCTTGGCCCGGTGATATTCCCGTACTTGTTCTGGTAGTCCCGATGAATAAAGGTTTGATAACCATGCGGAAGAATCGGCTGACCGGCGTATTTGCCGCCTACACTTTTGATCCTCAATAATCTCTCCGATCTTTTGTCCGCCCTTTTGCCGCCCTTGATGTGGGGTGCCAACCACCTGTTAGGCGCAGTCCCTTTGGGCATCTGATTTTTCAACCAGACCTTAGCCGTCAGGTCACTCTGTTTGGCAGGTGTGACATAACCAGCCTTAATAGTTGCAGGCGTTGGTTTATGGAAAACATCTCGGGCTTCTCTTCCCAGCTCTTCTTTAGCCTTGTAAGCAACATCGTTCAATGCTTGCTTGGTAGCAAAGCGCACCTGCCTTCCAGCAGCAGAACGTAGCGCCCTCATGGCATTACTAATATTAGTTTCAATTTCAATCACTGGGAAATACTCCGGTTTTATTTAATCTTACTCCCTCCCTCGCCCTCACGGAATGACACACGCCCTTTCGCCCTCCCAGAGGGGAGAGGGCGAGGGCGGGCGTTTGTGGTGCCATTCTCCGCCCTGAGCGCCCTATACCGCCCTAGGGCGCTTGAGGGCGTTAGGGCGTTGACCAGTTTTTGGTTTCAATGTGAGCCATAACTGCATGATCTATAACGATATACCCATGCCCGACTATCTCAATGATCCCATTGGCCAGAAGGTCGGAGATCAGTTCCCCCTTCCGTGAGGGCCGTAATTTATTCTCAATCGTCCGTTCACTTACGTTCTCCGCCCTCCCTGCGCCCTCGCCGCCCTGGGGCGCTTTAGGGCGCTCCATGACAGAACGAATGTAGTCCTTAAGTGCCGATCTGGTGATGTGAGGGTGGTTGTCTTGGTAGTCGCTGCCTGCCCATTCCCAAGCCTCGATGAAGAAGTCGGTGTGCTCTTGGAGCTTGGTCTTTGCTGGCTTGGCATTCTCATCAGGGAGAGCCACACAGGTCGTGTCATCGGTCCCCCACTGGTTAATGCCCATCTTGACCACCTCAAGGCGGAACCCAAGGGTGGCCCCATTGGACGGAAGATCACGCTGCTTGGTGACAGTAGCCATACGGACACCTTTCTCATGCGTCACCTGAATCTCCGTATCGACATGCGCCCGTATCCCTGACCATCCTCTGGCCCCTCTGGTGGCGTCCTTGCCCTCATGGTGGACCAGCCCGAGAGCTGCCTTTGTCTCCCTAACAACCATGTCAAATCGCTTGAGAACCGGACCCATGTCCTCGCCAGAGTTCTCATTGGCTCCCGGTGCCATCCTGGCCATGGTGTCACCGTAGATCATTTTGGCCTTGCGCCCTCTTGCGCCCTCGACGCCCTGCACCGCCCTCACCAGTCCCAGGGCGGCTGCGTCAGACTGGTAGAAGTCCAGCGGGTAGGGGAGGATAGCCAGATTCTCCAGCTTCCAGCCGGTGTGCTTCTTCAGTGCCTGCACTCTCTTCTTGATGGACTCAGGGGCTTCAGCAGCCACATAGATGACCAGACCTGGGTCAGTGCGTCTTCCATGAAAAATCTCGCCCTCTGCTATACAAGCAGCCATATAAAGCGCCCAGAAGGTCTTGCCACTGTTTGAAGCTCCATAGATCAGAGCCACCTGTTCAGCAGCAATCAGACCCTCAACAACCTCCTGTATCGGCTGATAGTCGTCGTCCAGCTCATCAGCCCATACAAGACCGTAGTCTTGGTCACCCCTGGTCAGGTCATCAGCAGCCTGCTCCCCCAACGCAGCCTCAATCCCGACATCTCCCTCTGGCTCATACCGGGAGACTGATCGGGCGATCTGCTCGACCTCATCATCGAAGAGTGGTGGGTCGCACCGCTCCTCGTTGACTGCAAAAAGGGCCGACAGGATGGCTTCAAAGCTCAACCCAATGTGCCTCATCGAACCAGCAATAGAGGTCAGCCCCTGATTACGATAGCCCTCCGGGAAGATGTCGCCCTTAGCCCCTGTCTCCTTGGGTCGGGTGACACTGGCTGCTGCTTTGTCAAAGTTCTCGAATGCCTTAATCCCATTGTTCCACAACGTATGACCCGTCAGAGTGACGTACCGACCGGAGGTGTACATCTCTACGTGAAGCCCATGGACCTCTCCATTCACACCCCTCTCGATGTTCTCTGCCAGACCCACAGCCCTGATCCCCTGGCCAGAGGGGGAATACTCGACGTACCCGGCTTTGATGTACCGAAGGAACTTGAGTGCGTCTTCCCTGATCTCTCCGTTCACAACGCAATGATCGAGGTCCACAGCAGCCAGCCCCTTGCCATCGAGTGCGATCCCTACCCCGTCGTAGCCGCCCTCCTCGTATGCTGTTTGGGCCGACTCAAAGTCACTCCAGGTGTCAGGATCAGTCGATGAGGCCAACTGATTGAGCATCGTTGCACAGAAGGGAACCTTGCCTCTTTCGGTGAGCTTCCAAACCAGCCATATAGCGACTGGCTTTAGCTCTTCCGGCATCTGATCAAATAATGGGGGCAACACTGTGAATTACCTCTAGTACCTGTTCCTCTATGGCATTCACCAGTGGTACTACTTTTAGTTCTCCTCTGTAATACACGATGGTATAGGTCATACCGGACTGATTTGCCCGGTCTGAAGCGTAGCGGACGGCGTTTAAGGGGTCGGTGAAGGTCATTGGTCCTCTCCTACAAGAGCCAACACAAGATCGTACTTCCACTTGTAGTTGTAGCCAGACTTGCTGCCACGCACCCAATGGTGCCTTTGGGAATACTTCTTGCCTGCCTCGGTCGGCTCCCAAGAGCGATTGACCTTGGTCTGGAAACCGTAGTGCGCCAGCAGTTCGTTGACGATCTTGCCCGAGTGAAGCCTGCCTTTTTTGCAATGTCAGCAGGCTCAAGCATCATCTGATCGTCCTCAATGGCATCCTGAGCAGGCGATGAGGCCAAAAGTGGACGAAAGTCGATGCCTGTTTTCAACTCAACCTGCTTGACTGCCTCAGCCTGAGCCAAATGGGTCGGAACTCCGAGTAGCTGAGCCATGCCAAGCCATTCTGAGGCAACTTGGATGGACGGGGTTGAGGGGATGGCTGGCTGGGCCGACTGCTTTTCCAGCTCATGCCAACGATCAATGATAGCCAGCCGGTACGGGACCGAGTAGCCGCTAATGACCAGATCGCACTCGCGTCGAGGCAGTCGGTACTCAGTCTGCTCCCTATTCTGAGCATCGAGGTAGGTGCATCCAAATCTGGATGCGTCGATTCCTGCCAGATCAAGCGTCTTTTGGATGTCTCGCTTGACGTGAAAATGCTCCTTCCCCGTCAACTCCGCAATCTCACGACTGGTCATCGTTGGGGTGGTTGTGGTGGTCAGATTCATTCTTTGTTCTCCAGATAGTCGTTGATTGCTTTAAGCACAGAATAAGTGGGGTTAGTCTGCTTCCCCTGGCGGATGGCTCTCAGCGTATTGGGGTGAACACCAGTGGCCTGAGCCACGATGTCGAGCCGTCGATCCTGAAGGGATGCAACGATTTTTTCCAAGGTCATCATTAGACTGTCTCCGGTGAACGATTGGGAGTTGACAGCCTACACCGGAATGGTCTAACCTTCAACTCACGGTCACCCAAGACCGGAATCAGGAGCCACAGATGAAACTCAACAACACCCGGTCATACGCCTCAAGAGGCGTCAAGACCCTCGTCTACGGAGGCGCAGGTGCAGGCAAGACCACCTTGGTCAAGACCGCTCCTTCCCCTCTCGTCCTGTCAGCCGAGGGAGGCTTGCTCTCCATTAGTGACGCCGACATTCCGTACATCGAGGTGTCCGACCTCTTCGTCCTGCGCGATGCCTACCAGTGGTTAGTGTCGTCCGATGAAGCCAAGCCTTTCGAGACTGTTTGCCTCGATTCCATCAGTGAGATTGCCGAGGTGATCCTGGCAAAGGAAAAGAAAGAGTCGAAAGACCCCAGGCAGGCATACGGAGCCATGCAGGACCAGATGGCAGACCTGATCCGGGCATTCCGCGACCTGCCAGGGAAGAACGTGTACGTCAGTGCCAAGATGGAGAAGTCACCCGATGAGAACGGTCGGCTGCTCTACCAGCCCATGATGCCCGGCACCAAACTCGGCCAGGGGATGCCCTACTTCTTTGATGAAGTGCTGGCACTCAGGGTCGAAGCCGACTCCGAGGGAAATCCCCAACGTGCGCTTCTTTGTGACCCTGACGGTAGCTGGACTGCCAAGGATCGCTCTGGCCGACTTGATCGGTGGGAGAAGGCTGATCTCGGTCACATCATTAAGAAGATTGGTGGCGGCAACAAGTGACCCCAATCAACACCCTTTCGTGAGTGGAGGTAACCACAATGACTGATCTTGAAAAATTGGCCCTAGAGTGGTCAGTCCAGAAGGCCAGAGAGAAAGACGCGGTCTACGCTCGCCGCAACATCGAGGACCGCATTGCCGCCCTCCTGGAAGTCCCCGAGACTTTCACCGGCACAAAGCGAGTAGGCCCGGTCAAGATCGTCGGCAAGATGACCAAGAGGGTCGATGCCGACAAGCTGGCTGAGATCGCAGTCAAGGGCGGGCTTCAGGATGAGGCTCAACGCTGTTTCCGCTGGAAAGCAGAGATCGTATCGAAGGAAAAGATGAACCCGGCATTTGAGTCGGCCATCACCACCAAGCCAGCACGGCTGGCAATCACCATCGAGGACAAGAAATGAGTAGCTTTTTTGAAGAAGAGTTTGTATTGGGACAGAACATCGAGGTATCCACCCCTGATTACAGCCCGGTCAAGCCGGGTTGGTATGTCGGTCGGATTGTGTCTTCGGAACTGAAGGACACCAAGGCTGGCACTGGTCAGTACATCAAGGCTCGCTTTGTGATTGATGGTGGTCGTGGAATCTTCAACAACTTCAACATCAAGAATCCGAATACCCAAGCAGAGGAGATCGGTAAGCAGCAACTCGGTCAGTGGATGGCAGCCTGCGGTGCTGGTCGGCTCAAAGGCCCGGACGACATGATTGGTCACTCGTGTGAGATCAAAGTGGACATCAAGGATGATCCTCAGTACGGCCCCCAGAACGTCATCAAGGCTTTCAAGAAGATCGAGGGAGCAGCACCGCCTAAGCAGGAATCCTCTGACGATACCCCGCCCTGGCTGAAGTGACATGAGCATACACAAGACCATCGATAAGGTCTTGGAACTGGATGCCAAAGGACTGGCTGCCAGTTATATCAAGACTCACGTTGACATCACCCAGGCCGAGGTACAGACGATCCTAAAGGCTAAGCGGTTCTGTCAGACACAGCCACTGCCGAAATGCTGCTCAAAAGAGGACTTCATTGCGTGGATGGAGGCAATCCCAGGCTTCAAACATGCAGGCATTAGGTTCTGCCAGGATTGCACTCCTTCCTATCAACGAAAGCACATGGAGAGAGGCACCTGCTCGCACCCTGAAACCACCTTTGGCTGGATGCCGCTGGAGGATGGTGGTTACGAACTTTATGGAGTCAACAGGGTTCAGAATGCTTATGCTCGGATCAAGCCTTTAACTTCAGAGGAGTATTGGGATGATGAACTCCCTATGTTCAAGTAAGGTTCTTGTTGCCTGCGAATACTCTGGCACTGTGCGTGATGCTTTTATAGCCAGAGGTCACGATGCTATGTCGTGTGACCTATTGCCAACAGACAAGCCAGGGCCACACTACCAAGGCGATGTTCTGAAGATATTGGATGGCATGTATTGGTGCGACTGTGGCCACCAGTTTGAGGTTAGTCTTGGCAAGTACGGTTGTCCTAATTGTCTCGGTGAATCTGATGCACAATTTCATCATTGGGACATTATGATTGCTCATCCACCTTGCACTTACCTTGCAGTTTCTGGGCTGCATTGGAACAAGCGCATACCTGGCCGCGCAGAAAAGACCGAGCAGGCACTAGAATTTGTGTGGGCGCTGATGAATGCACCGATCCACAAAATAGCCATCGAGAATCCAGTGAGCTGCATCAGCTCCAGGATAAGGAAGCCAGATCAGATCGTGCAACCTTGGTGGTTTGGCCATGATGCCAGCAAGAAGACTTGCCTGTGGTTGAAAAATCTACCTCCACTGAAGGAAACGAATCGACTGCCAGGGGATGACAAAACAAGACGATCAAATCAGACGCCTAGCGGACAAAACAAACTCGGGCCAAGTAAGGACCGCTGGAAGATACGAAGCACAACTTATCAAGGCATTGCTGATGCCATGGGGGAACAATGGGGATAAGTGAAGTCGGGGATCGGATATATGCCGCCCTTGAATCCAAAGCCGAGCCACCACGCGCCAGCATTGGCCCGAGCGAGATCGGTCACCCCTGCGAGCGGTGGTTGTGGCTCAAGCTACATTGGGCAGTCATCGAGAAGTTCCCTGGTCGTGTCCTGCGCCTATTCCGCCGAGGTCAACAGGAAGAGGAATACATCATTGATGACCTGAAGGCGATTGGACTCAAGGTGTCAGGCGAGCAACGCCGAGTAGAGTTCTTCCCTCACTTTGGTGGCAGCCTCGATGGTGTGATTTATCAGGATGGAGAGCAGATTGTCCTTGAGATGAAGACGCACTCCAAGAAGTCATTTGACGATGTAGAGAAGAAGGGTGTGAGGAAGTCAAAACCTCTTCACTATGCTCAGATGTTGCTCTACATGAAAGGTATTCATGCCAAGAAGGCACTTTACTTTTCAGTATGCAAGGATGATGATCGAATCTACACTGAGATTGTAGATTACGATGATGATCTGGCCAATAAATTACTGGAACGGGCCAGACGTATTATCAACTCGGATCACATCCCCGAGCCGGTATCAACTGACCCGACTTGGTATCAGTGCAAAATGTGTGCAGCGTCAGCACTTTGCCACGAAGGTGCACATACAAAAGAGGTCAACTGCCGGACATGTGCCCACGGCGCGTTTGTAGCCGATGGTTTCCATTGCTCATCGTGGGACTATCTGGTGCCTCTTAAGCACCAAAGGACAGGCTGCCCAAAGCATGTGCTCCATCCTGATCTTGTGCCTTGGAAGCACCTACCTGACAAATCCACCGAGGACACTGCGGCCTACAAAGTCGGAGATCAGGTGGTCATGAATGGTCCAGAGGGGATTCCCTCAAAAGAGATCGTAGCCAATCCAAAGGCATTCGGTACGACTGACGGTTTTGTTGAGATGCTTCGTGAGAAGGCGGATGCGGAGGTGGTGGGATGATCCTCCGCCCCTACCAAACCAAAGCCGTAGACATGCTCTACGACTGGTTCAAGACGCACGAAGGTCATCCATGCCTGTGTATGCCTGGAGGCTCAGGGAAGAGTCTGGTCATTGCCAAAATAGTTCAAGACGTGATGACCAAATGGCCGAAGATGAGAGTGCTCATGCTGGTGCATAGTAAAGAACTGGTGCAGCAGAACTATAATAAACTGAGGGCCATTTGGCCTAATGCGCCTGTTGGAATATACAGCGCCAGCATTGGTAGAAAGGAACTTGATGAACCTGTTATATATGGTTCTGTGCAATCAGTTGCAAATGTTGTTGATAGGCTTGGGAAGATAGACTTGTGCATTGTAGATGAGGCACATGCTATATCGAGCACCGAGAGTGGAACGTATCGAAGGATACTAAAGGAGTTGGATTGCACGGTTGTCGGTCTGACTGCCTCACCCTATCGACTCGGGCAGGGGATGGTGACTGACGGTGATGAGGCAATCTTCTCTGACATCATCGAGCCGGTCACCATTGAAGAGTTGCTGAAGGCAGGACACCTTTCACCCCTCAAGTCCAAAATCACCGATCACGTTCTAGAGACAGACGGGATACGGAAATCCAGAGGTGACTATGTGGCCAAGGATATGGAGCGCCACTGGAACACCGAGGACCACAATGGCCCGGTGGTGAATGAGATCATCCAGAAGGGAAAGAACCGAGATCATTGGCTGATATTTTGCTCCGGTGTCCAACACGCTCATGACGTGGCAAAAGAATTCAGGAGGCAGGGAGTAGCAGCCGATGCTGTGACAGGTAAAGACCCGAAGAAAGTAAGAGAAGCCAAGTTGAAAGCCTTTGAAGAAGGGGAAATCAAGGCTCTGTGCAACGTAGGAATTCTGACCACTGGTTATGATTTCCCTGAACTGGACCTGATTGCATTTCTTCGGGCTACTACATCACCTGGACTATACCTTCAGATGGCTGTCAGAGGCATGAGGGTAGCCCCCTCCAAGGAAGACTGCCTTGTCCTCGACTTTGCAGGCGTGGTCAGGAAGCACGGGCCGATCACAGCCATACAGCCACCAAGAGCCAAGAAAGAGGGCGGAGAAGCACCAGTGAAGGCTTGTCCTGAGTGCGATGAGATCGTTTTGTCCTTCGCTACTGACTGCCCGTCCTGTGGCTATCATTGGCCCGAGAAGGAGAAGGCACCACCGACCCTTCACCATGACGACATCATGGGGCTGACGCCGGAAGAGATGGAGGTCAAGAGCTGGAAATGGGCGATCAAAAAATCGAAGTCTGGCCATGAAATGATCGTTGTTACCTATGAAGGCAGCCTGTTCGATCCGACTGTCAAGGAATACTTTACAGTTAACCACCCTGGAGCGGCTGGCCAGATGGGGCGCAAGAAGATGGCAAAGCTGCTCATTGATGCTGGCACCGACTATGCAGCAGCCATTACAGGAAAGGCTTCACCTCCGTCACTAATCCGGTATAAAATGGACGGCAAGTATTACCGAGTGACAGAGCGGGAGTGGAAATGAGCGAATCCTTAGAACAGATCAGGTTTGTGTCATGGTTTAGACGCAATTACCCAGGTATGCGAATAATCTCCATACCAAACGGGGGCCTACGGAACAAAGTGGTTGCGTCCCGAATGAAAGCCGAAGGCATGTCCCCAGGCGTACCAGACCTGTTTGTTCCAGAGGTTTGCTTGTGGATCGAGATGAAGCGGAAGAACGGCGGGTCGCTAAGCAAGCACCAAAAAGACTGGCTTGCATACTTGAGAGACATAGGGCACCATACTATGGTCTGCCACGGTTACGATGATGCTTGTGAGCAGGTAACTCAACTTTTTTCTGGAGAACCCCTATGAACCCTGTGACTAAATTTGAAGCATTTGATGGAAAACTGTTTAGCTCGGAAGCAGAGTGCGCGGCCTATGAGGAGGCCAATGCAGGAGCCAAAGAACTGGAGTCGGATGTCCGAGCATACCGTGACGCCCTGACGGCAGCAGGCTACAATGACCGCGCCAGCGGCCTCATCACGGGTCATGTGCGAAAGTATCTGACTTGGGTTGAAACTGGCGAACTGGCTCCCGCCCCTGCCAAGAGCGCCGCCGCTGGCTGACCTCCCTCCTTTGCCCGGACCCTCATCCGGGCTTTTTTTTCTTCGGAGCCACCGATGATTAGTGCAAAAATCATAGCCGATTCCATCAGTCAGTCTGGTGTTCGGCTTACTACACTTCAACTCAAGTATCCTCGCTTCATTCACTCGGAAATGATGACCCATAGGGTTTTCAGCCGGAACGCGTCAAGCAGCCGGGCAATACCAGCATCCAAAATGATCGAAGCCGTCCGATCTGGACCAGCCATGCCGATCCATTGGGGTAAGAATCAACCAGGGATGCAGGCCAAGGGAGAGGTCAAGGACAAATGGCAAGCCCAAAAGCATTGGATGCATGCCTCTGACATGGTGGCTCGATATGCTGAGGTACTGAGCAAACTCAATGTCCACAAGCAAGTAGTCAATCGACTGACTGAGCCGTTTCAGCACATCAGCGTTCTGGTCACGGCAACAGAATGGGACAACTTCTTCAAGCTCAGGCTTCACCCAGACGCGCAGCCGGAGATCCAGAAGCTGGCCAGGGTGATGAAGGCTGCGATGGATGAGAGCGATCCGACGCCGCTACAGCCGGATGAGTGGCACCTGCCGTACATTCGGGAGCAGGACATCACGATGGGACAAGTCGGTGAGGGCAAGCCGTTTTGCGTCAATCTGGAAGACCTAAAACTCATCTCCGCCGCCCGCTGCGCCAGGGTGAGCTATCTCAACCACGATCAATCAGAGCCGGACATTGGAAAAGATCTGGCACTGGCTGAAAGGCTGGCTGAGTCCGGTCACTGGTCACCTTTCGAGCATCAGGGAACGCCAATCAATTTGAGCACCGCGGCATATTCGTATCCAGGTGTGACGCACGTCTTCGCCAAAGGCAACAAGTACAAGCCCACCGATTTGTGGTCCGGCAACTTTCGCGGCTGGATTCAGAACCGGCAAATATTGGATGTTTAGGAAGCGACTCATGTGCAATGAGCATAAACAATCACAAGACCTAGAAGATAAGGTGCAGCGCAACCAACCTTGCAAATACTGTCGTGAATTCTTCAGCCACTACAGTTGTGGAATGTCAGTGTATTTAGAGTGCGACTGTCCGAAATGTCAGGGGTATTGCGAGTGCGGAGAGGAGGATGCCTAAATCCACCCGCATAGCCCGCCAGCGCCAAGCTCACACCGAAAAAGAGCTGGCGCTACTATCACAAATCATAGAGTTGGGGGAACGCATGACTGAATACGAACTCCGCCGTGAACAAATCGCGGCATCTATCGACATGGCCAGGGAAGCACTCGCCAAAGGCGATCTGCGAGCCGTGGCGCGGCTACTGGACACGGCCAGCATCATCGTAAGCACCGAGGTCGAGCAGGCTGCTAGGGACGCGGAGAGGGCGGCCAGGAGGGTGTCATGACCTACGACATCACCAGACCAATCCACTGCGATGGTGGCTGCGGTCACTATCACGAGCAGAAAGGTTGCAAAGATATTGCACGACCCAACGCCGCAAATAAGCGGCGAGTGAAACAAGTCCGACTTAATTTGCCTTGTTAGGCGGGAGATTCAAATGGATAAGCTGAGATTAAGAGACACTTCTGATGCGCCTTGGAGACTGCACGAAGGCGGAACGTCAGTAGTGGATAACGAAGGACATCTAGTAGCATCCTGCGGGATGCTGCCGGGCAAGACGGTATTCGAGGAGAGAGCAAACGCCAAACTTATCAGCCTTGCGCCAGACTTGGCAGACGCGCTAAAGGATTTAGTTACTACTGTGGAGGCAAAAAATAACGGCGATCATTCTGGCAATGTGTCGGTTTCCATAGCTGTTTCGATATTGAAGCAGATGGACGCATATGAAGATGAGTACGCCTAACAAGAAGCAAAGCCGCAGTCACTAACGACGAGAGTTTAGCGTTGCGCAGGAAGATCAAAGAGCTGGAAGAACGCACCGACTACAACCGATTTCAGGATCTGTATGACTGTCTTCGTGCTGCTATCGACGCATACGAAGGCATCCCCACGGTCGCTGCTGTCGGCGTGCTGGCCATGCTGCAACAGCACATCATCAACGAGGCCGAAGATGACTGAAGAAACTAAAAAATACCAAGTCGGCGGGGATCACTACCGCCAGATGAGCATCGAGCCTTGGGACATCTATGCGACTTGGCCCATTGGCGAGCACTTGGCGGTCCTGCGGGGCAATGCGTTGAAATACATCATGCGAGCAGGCCACAAAGGAGACATGCTGCAAGACCTCAAAAAGGCTGAGCACTACATCCGGCGGATGATTGAGGTTGTGGCCGAGCGGGAGAATAGAGAATGAAGCACACACCTGGACCTTGGACTGCCAAGCCGACCCAAGAAGGTGACTGGCAGATTGACACCGGACCCGACCAAGATCTCAATTTGACTCTCTGGTCAGCGATGGCCGTCATTCACGGATGCGATGGCGATCCAGAACTTGGGTTAAAAAAAGCAGAGGCCAATGCTCGGCTTATGGCCGCTGCGCCTGATTTGTTGGAGGCGCTGGAGGAGCTGTTTCATCTGATCGACGATGCCTATGATGGCGAGCGCCTGTTTACTCTAAATCTTCAGAGAAAAGTCCGAGCCGCTATTGCAAAAGCAAAGGGAACTACACCATGAAGCACACGCCTGGCCCCTGGGAGTACAGTTTTAGGGAAAACTGTTGCCTTATAGACGCCCCAAAAGTGCCGAGCTATGGCATAGCAATGGTAGGCAAGGAGTGGGCTACACCAGAGGAATCAGAAGTGGTGGCGAATGCTCGGTTGATTGCCGCTGCGCCTGACTTGCTCGACATTTGCTTACAAGCTATCAAAGCAGTCGATGAGTCATATTATGGCTACGATGTAGATTTTTTTTGGGTAGAAAAAATGGAAGCAATCGCTGACAAAGCTAGAGGTGAATAATGAACAGAAGACAATTTCTTAAGCTCCTTGGAGGAGCAACAGCTGCAGCAGCAGTTGCACCAACTACGCTAGCAAAAGCGTTAGAAGATCTTGCTGACGATAAGACACTCAAACTGTCAACGATTGCGCCAGGCGACGGCAAGTTTACATTGTCGTGTTATGTCAATCGTGGCAAAGGCTGGGAACAGCTTAGCACGACTGTAAAAGCACAGAGAGGAGAAGAAATCATTTTGTATTCGCCAGCAACAGAAGGCAAAATTAAAGATCTGTTTGGCTTACAGCTAGAAGCAGATTTCTCTAAGCCGTATTTATCAACTCATGGAGTAGAGTCTGGACATCAGAATTTTATTGTTAATTCAGCACAGTACAACCGCCAATGAGCAACAGATCTTTTGACAATACCTACGCTATCTACTGGGAAGGAATGGACAACTCCCCGCACGAAGAAGAAGTCACATGTTCAAAGAAATCTCTAATACAAAGGGTGACGGATCTCGAAGAGCATGGAGCCAAGAACATCACCGTCACTGATGAGTTTGGCTTTGAGGTGGAGCTATGAACTACGAAGACGGCGGCTACACAATAGTGACGTTCGACAACAACAACCAACAGGTGCAAAAGGCGTCGGTTACAAGCTACTTAGAAGGAGTCGAAGCAGGTAGGGATTTGGTAGCGAGGGGCGATGCCGCGTCGTTTATTGTGCAGCGGTGCATTCACAATAGCCTTGACCAAAATATCGGGTGCTACGTCACACCCGAGCGCGAGCGAGAGCTTACCACCTAGCCTTCCCACGCCGCACATCGACGTGAGTAAAAGTGCCGTACCTGCCCAGCCCTAGGGTATTCGGCCATTGCTCATCAATGTAGCGGGCAACCTCGCCAGGATCGACACCGCGCACCACAAAATCCGCTGCCTTCCCTAGCATGTGCTGGCTGCGCGGACTGCCGCCAATGGCTGCATTGTGTTTCTCACACCGGCAGCCGCTGGTTATGCGGATCGGCACTCCAAAGTGATCCCGCACCTGCTGCAAGATGTACGGCACTCGCTTGTCAATATCATCAAACCCGCAGTTACATTGGCAGGCAAATTCTGATCGCTTAAAGTTTGGCGTGATGTAATCAGTCATTGTCTGGGACATCGAAGGTTTGTCGGATTTTTGCGCAAAGAGGGAGGACAATAGCGTCGTCAATTTTGTTGTCGCTTTTCTTTGCAGCGTCTTCAGCAATGTCGAGTAGTGCATCAATCGCCTTCTTCATAACTTCTTCGGTGAGCATGGAAAGGAGAACACTGACCAGTTGTTGAATAAGCATTGCTTTCATTATGCGCCTCCTTGGGCGTAGAAGTAGTAACCGACGGCGGCTGTTGCCAGCATCCAGAGAAATCGCTCTGCAAAGGCCAAAGTCTTATCAGCGCCAGCATTGCGGTGTTTGAGTTGATTGATGTCTTTATCGTGAGTGTCGATCTTCTCAAAAGCGCGTTCAAGGCTGCGGGAATTCTGACCGACGCGCTCTTCGAGTAGTTTGATCGTCGCCAGGGCATCGGCAAGGCGATCCAGGCGCTGGTGTACACCGCTGATGGATTCGTCGATCTTCGATTCGAAGCGGTCGAGGCGGGCGTCGAGGCGGGCGGTGGCGGTGTCGTCGGTCATGGCGCGGGCTCCGGGCGCGGGTTACAGACCGAGGGCGGTCTTTTGCGCGGCACCCCAGGCGCGGCAGTCTTCGGCCCAGGCGTTCCAGGCGTCGGTTTCGGGGCTGGGGGCGAGGCGTAGCAGCTTGATCTCGTCGTCGACGCTGTAGCGCGACCGGATCTGTGCGACCACCTGCTCGTCGATCCGCCGGCAATGCGGGCTGGCGGTCTTGATCTGGGCGCGCAGGGCGTCGGTCAGGCTGGCGGGCTGCCAGTCTGTGATCTGCTCGGGCACGCTGACGGTAGCGAAGTCCGGCACGCTGACGTAGCGCAGGCCGTCCAGCTCGCACAGCTCGGTGAGGGCGTCCTCGCCGGCGCTGGGGCGCGGATCTGTGCCGATCGGCCCGGGGGTGGCTTGCGGGGTGTAGGTGTAGAGGGTGGCGCTCATGCGGCCTCCTGGTATTGGGGTAGGTGCGGGATCAGGGCGGGTTGTTCGGCGCGGATCCGGCGACAGTAGTGGCGCACCTGTTGGCACAGCCCGTATTTTTCGTGACGCGGGAAGTGGTTCAAGTAAATGTTGAGCAATTTTATCATCTCGCGCGTTTTTTGGATCAGCGGTGCGTTGGTGTCGAGTTTGCTCATTGGCTTAGGCCCGCGCTACCGCGCGGGCAGTCATTAACCCGGTCAAAGGGCGGGGGCGGCCGCGCGGAACCCAAAGGGGTTGCTCGAGTTCGTGCGGGTGCCGCCCCAACTGCGGGCGAACACACCCGCAGTGGCCGCAGTGTTCCAATTGCCACCGGAGAGCGGGAACATATTGTGCCGGTTGTAGCGATAGGCGCCGTCGTTGCCGAACAGGTTGGTGCCGCTGCCGCTCATGCCGGCCTCCTGCCCGATCCCGGCGTTGGTTTGTAGATAGGCGTCGCCACTGGTGTCGGCGGCAAACACTTGCGCGGCGCCATTGCCAAAGTAGTAGTAACTGCCCTGGGCGCTGCCCCAGGGTAAAAAGCCGGTCTTGGCGTCGTACAGGGTGGCGAGGTGGGTGGCGTCACCCCAGGCGTTATTGGCATCGCCGGAGACGCCGCCTTCCGTCCAGCCGCTGAGCAGGTCGTGCAGGGCGACGGACTCTTTCAAGACATAGGTATCGCCATTGGTGATCTGGGTGGACGATGTGGCGCTGCTGCCGGGGCTGGTGATGCCGAGCTGCACTTCCCAGAGCGTGCCGTTGAGGTCCATGACGCCGCACAGTTGGCCGTTGTGCGCGACCTTGGCGGGGAAATTGGCGCTGCCGGTCAGCGGCTTGTTGGCATTGCCGGCGTCGCCGGCGGTGATATACAGGATGGTGTTGTCGTTGGTGTCACCGAGGGCGTTGTTGTTGCAGCCTTTGGGGAAGTTGGTCGTGCCGTTGCTGTCGTACCAGGCGCAGTAAGTGCTGGTGGTGGCGGCCTGGCCGTGGGCAAGGCTCAAAATCGCTAACAGCCACTGTTGCCAGATCGCGGTGCAATGCCAGCCGGTGCCGCGTGCGCGGGCCAGGGTCACGGCGTCGTGCAGCTGGCCGCTGAGGCCGAGCGACAGACTGTCTTGGGTGTTGGTGTAGTTGCCGTCGGTGGTCAGGCTGAGCGGCTTGCCGAGCGGCACGCTGATCGCGGCATCGCCGGCGCCGTTCGGGCTGGCCAGGTACTTGTCGATCCAGAAGCCCTGGAGGGTCTGGCCGCCATCCTTGAACGCGCGGGGCAGCATGTAGCCGGCGGTGTTGGCGGCGGCTTCGTCGGCGAAGGCGCTGGCGGGCTGGACATCGACCGAGTTGACCCCGTAGGTGGCGTAGGTCGGGTTGCTGGCGTGGCCGATACGGATGTAGCACTTGGGGATGTAGCAGCAGATCGAGCCGTCGGAGTAGCGATAGTTGCCGTAGTTGGCGGCGACGGGTGTGGTGGTGCCGTCCATTTCGCTAAAGCCGGCGGGCAGGATGCCGGGGTAGATGCCGACGCCGAAGCCGGGCTGGCCGGGGGTGCCGATGTCGTTTTGCGGGGCGGTGATGAGCTGGTCGATGTAATCGACGATGACGATGCGCCCGGCGGTGCGGTCGGCGGCGGAGGTCATCACTTCTGCGGTGGCGGCGGTGCCGAGGCCGAGCGCATCGCTGACGCGGGCGGCCAGGGCGTCCGGCGTGGTGCGCTTGTTGGCGCCGGACTGGACGACGGGGACAGCCTCGGAGCCGGTGAGGGCCGACGCGGCAGTGAGTTCGGAGATTTTCTTGTCGGCCATCGGTTAGGACTCCAGGCGGATGTATTCGGGGTTGCCCGCGTCGTCGGGGCTGGACTCAAGGAGCAAGGCATCACTCGATTCCAGAAGTAACTCTCCAGCTTCAGTCTGCTCATGACGCCTATCCGTCGATGATAGACGAAGCAATCGAGTCAAGCGAGTAAGTTGAAGGATCATCAGGGTGTCCAGGCATGAAGCCAAGCAGAGGCAGCAGCAGCATCTACTGACCGAGCATAGATGTACCCAGGACCAGTCAGGGCGCGATTGATACTCTCACCCGGCCCCATCAGGAAGTGACCAGCAACAGCGGGGCTGGTATCGGTAGCAACTGCTGCAATGGCAATCACCGTCGTCGATCCTGGCTGGATACCGATTGTGAATTCATCGCCTGCTTCGACCACTTTGGCCCAAGAGGAGGTCAGGGAGGGGTTGGTAGTTGCCATGTGGCTCTCCTGTCAGATGCGGCTATGGTAGCACAGAATAGTATAAGTCAAGCTCAGACTCGATGCCGGTTCGCTTGGGCGTCAGGTCAAGGGCATACACAAGAACTTCAGATACGTCACCTTCAAAGTACAACCCATCAAACTCCCCTGGCCTACCAATACTCATCTTGTATTCTGTACCTGAAGAAGACGAAGCATCTTGAGTGATGTAAGTTAGTGACTGTTGTGTACCATTTACATAAGCATCAATGGTGTTTCCGCCATCGTAGTAGATGCCATATATGGACTGGGTAGTTGGTAACGTGTTGTTCGCTACAGCCTCTGTGGCATTTGTTCCGTCGCCAAATGCTGTTTGTAGTTTGCTTGATTGTCTATATATTATAGAATAACTATTTTTACTACTTATCTCTTCTAAGCCAAAGTTATAATGCTCTTCAATCTCTTCTGGTGTTAAAATGCGATTGTATAAAGCTACTCCGTCTAGCGTAAAATCAGTTGACGAATATGGGTCCCTATTTATTAGAAATGTTGGGAAGGTAATTCCCCCTGGACCAAAGTATATATCTTTTGAATCTACAAGTATTCCATTTTTATATCCCTTTAAGCCGCTGCTTGAGCTAAACTGCATAGTAATAACTATGTGATACAAAATGTCTGTACTTAAATATCCAACACTTATATCATATCTTGACCCAGAATTATCATAAAGATAAAAAGCTCCATTATCCCCTAATCTCCATCTAAAAGTTAGGTTGTTTGTTCTGCCATAGCGCAGTATATCTTTGCCTGTTCTGCTTGCTCCAACTTTTACCCACAGCTCTATCGATAAAGTACTTGAGCTAAACTCAGGCTTATTCCCAGCGCTGGCCCAAGTAGATGTATTAAATCTAATTGACTTAGGTGAAGAAAAATGTAGCCCGTCTTCGCTGGTAATTGCTCCTCCACCAATATTTGCATTATATTGAGATGTTCCAGCATCAAAGATAGTTGTCCCAGATGTTTCATCCATTTTCCAGTACAGAATTGGGTTCAGCGCTAGTATATAATCATCATAGTTTGCTATTGCTGCACTTTCTGTACTACCAACCCCAACCCCATCACTATTAAACTTTCCAACCATATATGCAGAGAAATTAGCTGGTTTAGTTCCATCGTTTACCAACCCACAGTCCAAATAATCATCTACTCCATCGAAGCGTAATCTGGGTTTGTCGTCCACCACAACTAACTGAGGCTGCTTATCTGCATCGTTTTGTACTGCGTGTTTTCCGTTGCCGGATTGGTCGTAGAGGGTGGTGGCTTGAGTACTACTAATTTGAGAGGAGTTATAAATAGATTGAATCTGGTCTAATGTTAAAACCTCGTTAAAAGCTGCTATTTCACATATATCAAAATGTAGTTCATCTATCGCGGAATATCCAATTCTCAATGTAGTATCTATCTCAAGGTCTTTAGAAAAACTTTCTGCCAAAGCTCCATCAACATAAGAAGTAAATTGAATGCCGTCAATAGTAACTAAAACATGGTGCCAGCTACCATCTAGCGCGGAGTCTGCAATTTTATAGCCGTCCCAGTATATATGACTTGTTGTGAAGTACTTCATTATAGTGTTATTCCCGTCCCACCAAAAAATTGGGGCAAAGCTCTCTTGCACAGAACCGTTTCGTTTAACCCAAAACGATAAAGTACCCGTACCAAAAATCAAGCTACTACTAAATGCAATAGTAGCCGAGCCGCCACGGAATCCCATAGCAGAGTTGTTACCAAAAGGATCTGGCTGCCGATATAAAATGCCAGTCGATGTTAATGAACCTTGATATGTCCCTGCAGTATCATTAAAAGTTGTACCACTTACTTCATTGCATTTCCAGTATGCAATCGGACTTAAAAGAGCGCCTGCCCAACTCTCCAAAGTTCCATCAACCAACTCAGCCGCAGTAAAATCCCTTTCAGCATCATCACCGCTTCTTCTCAACCGAACAACATTCCCACCACCATTCCAAATGTCACGCAAGGAGTAGGCAGCCAACCCGCCTTGGGGGATACCGATAACCAGTGGATCGGACGTAGCCACTGCCGAGGTATAGTCTGTCCCGCTCCAGACAAATGATGCCTGATAGGTTTCTCCGACATTCAGGTCATTAGTTGGAAAGGTGTAGGTGCTGTCAGTGGGCGCGTTGACGCTATCTGAGAATGCCGCAGGACTGCCGGTGCTGTCCTGGCCAGCGATGATCTGTGCAGCACTTGGGATGGATAGGCTCGACGGGTAGACGACGACGTATAAGGTAGTCATATCACTTGGATGGTGGTGGCTGATGCAGAGGTTTCTTCGCTGACATCATAGCGCGTACTGAGTAGCGTAGACCACTTGATAGTATTTAAGTCTGGGCGCAATGCTTGAGTGTTGATGAGGGATCGAGACACAAAGTCTTTGGTCAGCGTAGTAGTCAGCAATGGGTTGATTATCTCGTAGCCAGCTGGCTCTGCAACAAACCTAAACAACACGTCATAGGTCTAACTTGTCTAGCAAAGTCAACCCATGCTTAACATATCCATCAATTCTGACGCGAAGTGTTCTCAGATACTCAGTAGTGCGATTGAGAAAATACAGTGCATCTCGCTCGACATTAAACGACTGAGCACTAAGCATGATGGCAGAGTCAAGATCTGACTGTATTGGAAACACTCGACTGGCAAACACGTTGTCGCCAACAGAAGTATTGCCTGCAAGAGCAGACTTGAACCCATCGCGGACTTGCCTCGTAGCCACAATTAAATCAAGGCTCATTGTCATCATCCAAATAAACGCGAGAATCGTAGTTCACAGCCTCGATGTCCACCGTAGGTGACCCGTCTGCCTCTGGTCCAGGCCGGATAGACGTGACCAGTGCCTGCACCACCCAATCTGAACTTGGGCCGAACAACCAGACGGTCGGGATCTGATAGGTGCCGTCCAGTCGGGTGTACAAGGCTGGGAGAGTTCCCGTGACACTGACCTGAGTGTCAGACACTTGAGTAGCCACAAAAGGCCCGGAGAGTGCCCCAGAAGGCAATCTGAACCCGATGTAATGCGTCCCAGAACTCCAGTTCACTTCTTTATCCAGCGTCACCAGATTGCCGCTGACAGCCTCGACCAGCCCTGATTGTGGCTGAGAAGGAATGCCATCGGTAATTCCGATATAGCTCCCATATCTGCTCACAAGTGCCGATTGTTCAGTGGTGAAGTTGAACTTAGTCGTCTGGTAGACCCTCTGTCGCCGTTTCCTGGCTCCGAATCTCCAGGCCCTTGTCTTATCACAGATGCCAAAGGCTTTGACCTTTTCTGGCCTTTCACCGGCTTCAGCGCCTAGTGTGTAAAGCACAGTCGCTGGCTTTGCCGTGTCTCGATCAAAATATTCAACTTCGACACCATCAGTCACGTCAGAGGGGTCCCAGAGGATGATTTCTCGCTCTAGCCCATCACCCACTTGAACCTCGACCGGATACAGTGTCTCAATGGCGCTCCGAGCCTCGTCACGGACAGGAGAGATCAGACCGGCATCAATGGTCGGCTCTGAGTAGCCTACAGCCAGAATCTCTCTCAGAGTCTCCCAGGTCACCTGATCTCGGTCTACGGCAGCAGCGAAGTAGTCACCTCTGGAATCCCAGAGCTGGCCAAGTCGATCAAACTCGGCCAAGTCGATCTCGGCATCCGTGTAGCCTGCTTGCTTGATGACATACAAGGCTGCTGCTGTGATGGACTCGGTGGCTGCGGGGCCGATCCATGTGCCATTTCGGTAATCCATAAGATACCGAGTCTGATCTACACGAATTTTGTTCTCGGCAGTCTGGGCGAGGTTATTGGTTCCTCGAATGCCAAGAAGCAGAGTGCTAAACGGATAGCTGGTCTTGGAAGACAGTTCAGATTGAAGACCAACCCATTCGATTGTATCTCTGATGCGGCTACTGTCAGTTTCCGCAGTTGTGCGGCGGACCCTCACCAGTGGGCGACCTGAAGATGACAGCGACACCTCGACGGTGTTTCCTAGCGCATCAGCCGTGGCTTCTGTCCGACTAAATGTCCCGCTTGTCCAAGTCGACCCATCATTCAGGCTGTACTCGTACTCTACTTCGACTGTCCTGTTTCCTGCTGCACCGTCATTGCTGTATTCAACGAGACCAGAGTTTAGTGCAAAGTTCAGCCATATCTTGTCGGTCGTTTCATTTTCTGGGCAGGCGTAGTAGGGGCCAGCCCACTCGCCAGATGACACCCCACCGACAAACGTCAAGACTGCATCATAGTCGTTCCCTGGCGTATCCCATGAGGTCCATGTTGCATCACCAACTTTGGTGACTTCTGCTACATCATTTGTAATCGACTGGACCTCATACGTCCCGTTATTGCCGCCAGCAGAGGAAACAGAAAACTGTGCTCCAACAGCATACGGAAATGTTTGCCTCACAATAGAGCCTGTTGAATTGCTATAAATAGCAATGTCATCGTTAGAGAATGTGACGTAAGTATTGTCGTCAGCCTCTACAGTCTCAACAGCACCAGCCAATTCAATGCCAGCAGTTCCAGATGTAGCACCTACCTCTGGAGAGGTATAGATGTTCAGATAAGCAAGATGGCTGGTGATGTCTGCATCAGGATCGGCCAGCAACATGTCAATGTCGCCACCGTCAGAGATTGGGGTATTTCCGATCAGTACCTCAGAAACATTGTACTTTCCAACACCACGAGACAGACAGAGATACAGCCAGATTTCGTCATCAATGTAGATACGTCGAGGCTGGTTGAGATATGACGGAAAGCAAGGGAAGAAGCCAAAGTGTTCTTCGACAACATCATTCAACCGAGCTTTGTTGCCCTGAGCATTCGGATCATAGATCGAGGTTGACGCACCAGGGTCAGTCGGAGGCTCTGGCAGGTTGTTGAGCATGTACAGCGTGTAGGCTGCACTGACAACGGCTAGTCCGATGGCGACATATAGGAAGGTCTCAAATCCTTTTGGCTCAACAACCACCGCCACCCGATCATTAAACTCAGGGACAACCCTCTCCCATTGAGAAGGATCAAGTACGACCCCATTCAACTCAATCGAGATCGGCTGGTCAGGCCCAGGCCGATACCTTGGCGCAACCATCTTGAGCCAGTCGCCAATAGACCCTCGATCTCGATAATAAGTCTCGACCGGCTTGGCTGCTAATTTGTCGGCAAAGACTTCAATCGACCACATAATAGAATCTCGGGGTGATGTGACGACGTAGCCACTCTTCCAATCTTACCCTTTCCGGGCCGTGCTCGCTCCCGGTGTGCTGAACCCAGATGCGACCATCAATCTCAATGGCTAGCCCTACATGGACAAACCTAACGCCGTGATAGACGGCTGCAATGGCTCCATCTTGCGGCCTACATAGTCTGACCCTTTGATACAAAACGTCATGAGCATGTTGGAGCTTGACGCCATCCTTGCTGGTCAGTCTACCAAACGGAGGCAGTTCAATCTGATAGTGGTCTTTGAGTGCTGCCCACACAAAGCCCCAGCAATCGTACTTGTCAGGTCCACGAGCACCATGCTTGTACGGACAAGCGAGATAATGATCGGCCCAATGGCTCACCAGTACCTCAAGCCTGGGGCAATAGTTGTACTGTATCGAGTGCGGTTCCATGTGACATTGGCCAAGTCACCAAAGGCGCAGTCAATCCTGGCTGACAGTCGGTTAACCCTGGCCCCGACCATGCGAAGAGTGATAGGTGTCTCTACAGGGCCAGAGGAAAGCGCATTCCAGCGGTACACCCTGACCGTGGCATAGACAGTGCCTCCGGCTGCTTGTGCGTTCTGGATGGCTTGCAAGACCTCGCCTGATACGTTGTCGAGCTGGAATGACAGGTTTTGTCGACCTTGGACGGCTTTCTCTGGGCGTTGAATGCCGATGCCTGAGGGCTGGTACGTTCCTTCTGGCGTAACCACCTCCTCGAACGATCTAGCCAAACGGATCGCTCCATCATCAGACGCATTAGGTAGGCCAGAAAAGGCATTGGTGCTGCTGGTCAGTGTCAGCGTCAGGCACAAGTCCTCGCCTGGAGGGGCGGAGGCGTAGATTTCTTGGAGGAGGATCACGTCAAGAAATTCCACGCACTTTGTTGTTGGCAGAGTAGTTCATGACTAATCGACTTGTATCACCCCATAAGGACTGAGCATCAGTAAATGACACTGTTGGTTCGTACACTAAAGCGTCTTCATGTTCTGATATTAAAGCCAAAGCATCCCATCCTGTCATGCAAGGATTAGCTTCAGCCCATGTTGCTACAATGCCTGCAAGTTGAGGAGAAGCTGCGGATGTCCCACCAAATCTGCCAAGCAAATAGTCGGAGTTTGTTTCAGACAAATAATTTGTTTTGAGTATTGGAGAATACACTGTAAATCCAGGCAATGAGTAGTCTGTACCAGACGTGCAAGCGGTTGCTGTGTTTTGACCAGAGACATATCCGCCAATCCCCGGTCCACGATTACTGTTTTCCTGAATGACCCACTTGCCAGAAGAGAGAGTTTCTTTGATGTTGCCAGCAGGGATAACACCAACATCCGGTCCCGGACATCCGCCACGATTATAATAACCAATATTTACTATATTGTTATCCCAGTCTTCATCTTCAAATGCTGCAACATACGCTCCGTGGTTGCCTGCTGAATTAACAATAACAACACCAGCTTCTATGGCCTCACTATAAGCTGTAACATATTCTGCCGACCTTGCAGGAAAAGGAAAACCCAATGCAAACTGCTCAGTTATTTTGTATTGTGCTTTTACTGCATCAGAAGACCCAATAGGAACCTCATACAAAGTACCTTGGTAGTTAACACCAACTATTCCGTCAACAGCTGCAACATCTATGGATGGTGCATTATATCTTACTGATGTAGATATTGTTATTATTGTAGGACGATAGTTTCCACTAATTTTTTTTTGTTCGTGCCAAGCCGTCACAAGTCCAACAGCATCTGGTGTAGATATAGAGCTACCATCAGACCCTTGATTTCTGATAGGGTAAATTTTTGCATTGTAAGCCCAGCCAGTTCTGTTTCCAGCCGCAAGTCCAGCCATACACGTCCCATGACTGTTCATCTTAGGATAGCGCTGGTCGTAATGCTCAGCAGTAGAAAAATTAGGAAATTCAGCAGTAAATCCAGTTACTGCTGGCCAATCTAGTTCTACCACTCTTGATGTTCCTTGGCTGTCTAAAAATTCAGGATGATCTTTTAATACTCCAGAATCAATAACAACAATGTCTACACCGTAACCAGTCAATGTCCTATAAAAACTTTGAGATTCTAGTGAAGAATTAATCCCGGATACAAAAGATGAAACACCAAGACCATGGTTAATTTCATTTGAATCAATACTAGAGGAGGTTGCAGACATCAAGCCTGTCTGTACAATGTCTTGAGACACAACTATGTTTTCTGGCAAAGGCTCACAAGTAAACCTATTGTCTTCTATTGGACATTCACTAGTCTCAATAACAAACAATTTTTTCGAAAGTGGTTTTGCGTCTGATACAATACCAGAAAAGTTTGCTAACAAATCTTTTTTATATTTTGAATGTTTAGCAATAACGTAATATTTCATTTTATTCGCTCCAAGTCACTGCTTTTGATACACTAAAGAAAAGTCCCATGACATTTCTTGGTCATCAGGATTAGACCCAATCCCATCGTCATTGATAACAACAAGAGTTATGATATTGCCTTGTATAGACCAATAATATTGATAATCTGCGAAATCTACATTAAGATTTTTTGCAGCGCCAGTTCCAAAACCACCAACGACCGTACTAATTGGGTAATTTTGATTGCCAACTAATCCTGTAAATGGCGGATTAACAATCCTTGGATACCCTGTCCCACCAGAAATGGAAAAATCAACAACACCCCTCAGAAATACTAAATCGCCTATTACATAATAATAGCCTTCTCTTGTAGTGTAAGATACAGTTCCATCATTGTTAGTAGTTTGAATCTCTGGCTCCCATGTTCCAGTTAGAATAGGAACCTGAGAAATTAGCTGCTGAACAGTTGCTGCATCAGTCGGCGCAACTCCGTTTGCCACAGAAGATATGCGCTTATTTGAACATGAAATTGCCCCTTCAGGAGCAAGCAAAATATTGTTTGCTGACTCTAGCTTAAGAGGACCAGAATCGTCTGGATTTTTCTCTAGTTTGAGCGCAGATGTAGGCTGATGTATTGCCCAATTACCAGACGCTAGTTCAGCCGCCGGGTTCGTCGATGTCAGGCTGTTGCAAGTCAATACATAAATAATATCTTCACCTTGGCCAAAATCGTTGCCAGCATCAACCACCAAATCTCGAAGACTGTAGGTGGTGCCAGTAGCCCAATCACCGCGTGGCGTAAAAGCCCTGAGAGTAGCTGCGCTTGCTGCAATCTCACTTGCACTGGTTTCGATCAGGTCCGTTGCATCCTCGATGCGTTGAGTCAAAGTGGTCATGAGCAAGCGTTCTCCACGGGATAGTCGGTCATGTAATTGGACAGCGATTCTGCAAGATCGTCAGCGGCAAAAATCTCATCAGAGCCATAAGTGCCTGCGGCCAACATTGCCTCTTCACCCAAAGTGCTAATCTCTTTGATCTCGAATTGAGCACTCAATTCAAACAAGGCCCCATTGGCTCGGATCTGGCCTAGCCTTGAAATCATGCGAGCATTGTGGTCAGTCAGCCCACCGTTCGGGGTTAATAGCTTGACGGTGAAAAACCCATACTTAGCGAAATGCACTAGCCAGCCATGCACTTCAGCTATTCGGTCTGCCGTGCCCAGCCAGACCAGGGTTGATCTCCAAGGTGCGTTTGGAGCGATCTCCCTCTGCACCATCAAACCACTGGCAAGTTCAGTCTGAACTAGACTATTGACAGGCTCCAGTGCATACCCTGCCAACTGAGGCTTCAGGAAGCTCTCTGGATAGACTAGAGTGCTCATCGTCCCATCACCTCAAGACCTCGATACGTCTGCTGTATGGCGCTCCTGACAGGCCCACCGCCACGAATGGAAGCAACCACCACATCAACGATCTGCCGGTCATCTTGGTCGCGTCGTTGCGTCACTTGGCCTGCTCGGGTGTTGTCTTCGATGAGGTTGACGGTGATGTCGTTCTGCGGTGCTGCCATGCTCATGCTGGCCTGAGCCTGTTCGCGGTCAATGATGATCTCGTTCGGATGAACAATAGCAGCAAATCCGCCTCGACCGTCAACGCCCCCTGTTCTTGGTCCCATGCCAGTATATCCGCCACCTTCGAAGTTTGCAGATACAGCATGGATGTTGGACATGATGCTGCCCATAGATGCTGCTACACGAGCGTACTCAACTATATTCAGCGGAAAGGTTAGCGTCATAGCTTTTGCCAAAGCAACACTCATGTCTAGCGTAGCACTAGCAATGGCAAACCCTTTGCTCACAGCAAACATGGCCTTATAGGCTGCTGATTGCTCTCCTGCTGCCGCCTTCAAGCCTTCAGCCATCTGGCCATAACCAGAACTGGCATCATTGAGCATCTTGATTTGAGCCTGGGCGAGTTTGGCTTGTTCTTCAGTCAGAATTCGGACACGCTCATTCGAGTATTCCTGCATGATCTGAGTCTTGAGCCGTTCCACTTCTTCATACGAGTCAGGCACAAGATCTTTATAGGCTTCCAGAACAGCCATTTGCTCAGAGAACTCAGACTCCAAGTCAAACATCTCTTTCGACATACCCTCTGGCCGTGTCGGTGCAAGCAATTCATCTCGCACCTTCACATAGGCATCCCTGGTGTTTTCAAGCTCCTCTTGAGCCGCCTTCAAGTTCAGATATTCAGTAATCTCATCAGGGTCTGCGTTCAGTTGCTGAAGATCAAATAATTCGATCTGATCGGGAAGCATCCCTTGAGTTTTTCTGAGCCTTTCTAACTCTTCGTTGAACCGCTCCAGTTCAGTGGTGGCGTCTTTTGAGTCTTCTTGGGCGTTTTTGAGGAGGGTGGGGACGGAGAAATCTTGATTGGCCCGTTCGCTCTGAACAAGCAGTGCCTCAAATGCCAAAACAAAATCTGACACCTTCCGTCTTGCTTCAGGCGCACCTTCTGTTACTTCATATAGATTACTGATTAAACCTTCTAATACATCTTTAGGCAAGCCGACCTTGAACTGAGCAATAGTTGTGGCAAATTCGGCTGCTCGGTCTGTGCTCAGATTCAGCTCTTCTGCCAAAGCATCTACTGCTCGACCATACTCCAAAGCAGCAGCAATATCGGGATCGGTAAACACTCGCATTCCTTGTGTTTTCAAAGCATTCTGTGCTTCTTCATATCGACTCAAGGCCGACGTAAGTGCATTAACTGGATCTTCCATCTTGGACAATGCGCCAAGAGAAGTCCCTATCTCTGGGGCAACCCCAATCATTCTCATCATTCCATTGGTCAATCCATCCAGTTCTTCCTGAATGCCTGTGATAGCTGCATTAGCTGCATCTTCAGCGTCATACAAGGCAGCTGACAGTTTGATCTGTGCCAGCACCTGACTAATCTCAGCCAACCTCTGAAGCTCATCAGACGCAGCCGTGGTACTGGCATCTATCCGCACCATGGCGTCATCAACTTTCCCTGATGCCTCCTCTAACTCATCCATGGCCGAAGTAACGGTGAACAAGTCACTTCCAAGAGCTGTAGCCGCAGCACCACCAATGGCCAAGGCAGTACCGATGATGGCACCGATAGGGCCAAAGGCCGAAGCGATCTGCGATCCTTGTTGGGAGAGGATGATGAAAGGGTTCTGGCCCGCTTGGAGCTGAACGGCGATGTCTTGTAGCTGATAGCCCGTCTGCTGGATCTGTGCCCTTGCAGTACGGCTCATGCCACTGATTGAGGCATTCGCGCGACCAACTGAATCGGTCAGCCGTCGAGCATTCCGTTGTGCCTCCTCAAAAGCAGCGCGGGTGGCATCGACACCTCTGATTCTGACAATGAAGTCTTCAGTCGCCACTATTTTCTCCGCAGTGCTTTCTTGGTTTCAGCATTCTGTATGCTGAAGTATGCCATCCACTCAATCAGTTCTGAGTATGGCATATCTTCCAGTTCGTAGACTGGTCTATGAAGATGACTCGCCAGAGCAAACATCCAAGCCCTGAACGAGTCTTGCTTCAGTTTTTTTCAGCTTCCTCGACACTGATCTGAGCCGACAAGATGCGAGAGACAATGCTTGAGACAGTCGTCGTAGACTCACGCAGAAGAATAGGCTTGTCCTCCAGCGTGAACATCTTGTTGTCATCCTTGTCCCTGGCTTTTCGAATCAACAAGTCAACCATAGCATCGCCCGTCATTTCACTTGGAAACTTCGGGTGCTTGCGTTGCAGGTCAGACATCTCGCCACACGTCAGGGGGCGGCAGTAGATGGTGGTTTCCCACTCATCTACATAAAAGCTCGCCGGTTGTGAGCTGATGCGAGACTTGATCTTGTCAATAACACTCATTATCACACCGTGGATTCAGTCAACGCACCAGTACCCTGCACTTCAATCGTAGCCGTAATCATCTCACCGACGCTGGTGGTGACGTTGAAGGCAGTTACAATGCCGGTGCCGGTGTAATAAGTATCGCTAGTGTCTTCACCACTCGGATACAGACTGAAAGTGATCTCAGAGCCGACACTGAGAGTGCCTTGGCCATTGGTATCCGACTGATCCCACATACAATCAATCGAAACCGTGTACGATTTCAGCGTTGCTTTGTGGGTTCGCCAAGTATCACCAATGACCGTATCTTCAGTGGTGTCCGAGGTCTGGTTCAGCGTGTAGCCAGTTACCTCAGCAATCGCATTTGCGCCGCTTTTGATAACGCCGCTGGCGGAAGTTTCAGTAGCCATATCATTCTCCTACGAAATGATGGTTTGGGGCGCACCAGGGCGGGTGCGATAACGAACAGTATACGTCATGCGAGACACCCCAACAGGAGTCTCGTTAGTTTCTAGCTGAACTTCGACATTAGACAAGAAGTAGTCTTCGACCAAATTCCTGATGCCAGCATCAAGGTCGATGGCTTCTTCGATCTCTGTGCTAAGTGCATCGAGCGCATTGTCAATCTCAATAGAGGTTTTGACGTACGCTTCGACCACCACACTCAAGTCACGCATGTATGATCTGGCAGTACCCAGGCTTCCAATAGTGGCTATGTCTATACCTTCGTTTGAAGTGTACACCACGATAGCCTTGGTGATGGCTGATTGAAGCGGGTAGACCCGGCCAGAGAAGACATTGGCGTTTGCCTCAGTGGCATTGACCAAAGCAGCCAAGAAAGCGGATCGGATCTGTTGTCTTGCGTGGCTCATGCGACTTCAAGACCGATACTGGTCAGTCCGGTGCCGTCAGGCATGATCTCAGAGACTTTGTAAGCCTCTCCATTGACCGTAATGCTGTCGGCAAAGGCTATGCCTGTCACGTCATGACGACGCTTGCGGGAAATGGTGCTCACGGCACGATTGGTTACGGCTTCTTCATGCACTTTGATATAGCCGAGATTGACCAGTCGGTGAGTCTTGTCATGCTTGATGTCTACGGTCGATCCGGCCAGATACTTGTGACCGTCGATAACAACATCTTTGAGTACGTCATAGACCATGTGAACCTCCTGAAAAGGGGGGCCGAAGCCCCCCCTATGGGCGACCAGTCTAGCTGGAACCCTATGGGCTACTTAGGAGCCACCATCGTTGCCCAAGCAGAAGGATACCGCATGCCGCACTGCCACGTCACACGACTGGAGTGCAACCACTCGAATCGTGCCAGACCGGCTGTGCGTATACGGATCGACCGTTAGGTCCAGACCACCGAAGAAGCCAACCAGCAAATCAGCGAAGTTGCCGAAGTACAGGTCACCAGCAGCACACTGGTTGGAGACAATAGTCCGGTATCCATTCATGGTGCCACCCGGCTCGATGACGAACTGAGCAGTGCCAGAAGCCTTCTCAACAGCTTTCAGAGCGCCATACATGGAAGCAGGTGCGATGTAGGCCAAGTTGCCCATCAGAGCATTGTCTTCACCGAGCTTGGTTTCCATCTCGACCACCTGAGCAAAGGTGGGCACCACGTCAGGAGCCGTACCAAAGTCCACGGTATTGATACCAGAGGTAGACTTGATGCCGGTCGGTGCACCCGAGGAGCCATCACCAGACAGTGCGGCTGCATCAATGGCCAGAGCCAGAGCCGTGGTCAGGTCTTCACGGATCAGGGCTTCCACGTCCAGGCTGGACTGGATCAAGAGCTGACGGGTGACATCGGTGAAGGCACCGAGGGTTTTCGGCACCATGCTCACCGAACCGACCGTCATTTCGCTCTCGGCAGCATCACCACCTTCAGTAGCGATCCATGCAGCCGATGCAGCGGTCAGCTTCTTCGGGATTTTCACATCACCCGACAGACCGTTCAACATCCGAGCACCAGCCCGCATGACAGACGACGCATTCCGCAGCACGTCGATGAAGTCGCCGCCACGGAAGTCATCGGTGAACAAACTGGCTTCATCAGACGAGTTGAGATCACGCTTGATCATGTCACGCGACCAGTTCCGCATAATCTCAGCCGGGAGCATGATGCCTTGAGCAGCACGACCATACTGCTCAGCAGCAGCACGGGAGCATTCAAACTCGAACTTTGCATTCTCCTGAGCACGACGGTCAGTCGGATTGGCCAGAGCATGAATGGCGCGGACCATCGAGAAGTGCTTGACCTCATCTTTGGTCATGCCAATGTCCTGGTTCTCAAGCGCACGTTGAGAGCCAACAGCTTCCAGCAGTTCGCCACGGAACTCTTCGATGGACTTGCCTTCACGGATAGCAGCCTGGGCCAGATCAGAGCGATTGTGGCGAGCACCCAGCTCCACGATCTGTGCGGCGTTTTTCTGTGCGGCCTTGCGAGCATCTGCTTCGACCGCCTGGATGTCTACATCAGACATGTTCTTCACCTCTTCGGTAATGATTTCAGGTTGCGGAATTTCAGCAGCCCGGCCCACGCCAACTGTCACATCAGCGGGAATCGAAACAATGCTTGCTTCCAAGATGCGCCAGTCAGTAGCGACTTTTGCACCGCTAGAACGATCATCTTCTAGCTGATTCACGATATAGCCAATAGACACGTTTCCACGAATCCCATCGACCACATCTTCAAACACCTCGCTGGCCAATGCCCCTTTTCCAAAGCGCACTGTTGCCCGGAGTCGCCGGTCATCATCGAGGTTGACATCTTCCACAACCCCAATCTGCTTCTCGGGGTCATGGTCAAGAAGAAGTGGTGCTCGACCACTCTTCAGGAAATCTAGGTTTACAGCATCTGCCGAGTGCTTCAGGACTTCTTTTCCGAAATACCTTTCAACAGGCTCTTCAGACGAAATAGCCATGCGAACACGGCGAGATTCGGTGTCCACAGGCTCAAGTTCCATAGACATGGATCTATGTTGCACTGCATTTTCACTTTTCTCTTCCATAGCAGCCTCAAATTCTATCGGATCATAGTCGTTATCTGATAGCCAGTTTCGTGCTTCGTCTGCACTAAACTTGGTCTTATCAAATCGGATCGCTTGAAGTTCTGATGTATCATCCTTCAGGCCATAGATTGCGTCAATGCCTTCGCCAAATTCATCGTTGACACGCCTGAAGTCGTCGTATTGACCAGGGTCACGAAGACGGGCTGCATGTTCATTCGGATAGGGGCGCTCACCGTCGATCTGCTTCTTTTTGGCATTGGCCCATGATCTACCAGGGTCGCCACCCCAAAGTGCCCAAGCTATGCGCCCTGCACTTGGATAGCCTTCTTCGCCGGGACTCCAGCCCTTCCCCTTCTTGTCTACCTCATGTCGAGCAAAATAGCTCACCATGCGTCCGACAGTCTCTTCAGACAAGTTCTTCCGGTTAGAGATGTCTCGCGCTCTGGCTACACCGACCTCAGTACCGCCCCGACCATACTCTTCTCGCCATTCAAGCCCCTTCTTGGCTTCATTGGCCATAGCTTGAGATGGTTTCAGGTCGATCATCTTCTTGCCCTTCTGCAATGACGGGGTATTTCTGCGCCCCAAATGGCTCATAGGCATACTGGATGCCGAATTGCTCAGCCAGCTCTTTGTCCTTTGCCAACTGGCTCAACAGGTCTTCAGCATCCTTTCCGTAGTGATTAGCAGCATCCTGAAGGCTAATAATGCCTGCTTCTAGTGCATCAATGATAGCACGACTTTCTTTAAGCGGATCAACCCAGTTCCAGCCTCGGCCTTGCCAGTGTGAGGCATCCGAGAATCGCTCAAACTGACGGATCGGAAGACCAATAGTGCCAAGCTCCATGGCCGACTCAAGCCACCCTTCGAAGGTGGGCCTAACAAAATGGTCGATCATGAACGTCTGCATTTCTCGATACGCTTCCCGTTCCTCCAACGCGCCTTGGCGCACGGAGGAATATGAAGTCCTCTCCAGATCGTTCGAAATCGAAGCATACGAAACGCTCAAAGCCGATGCGATGCCTCGCAGTATAGCAGTGTGGAAAGCATCGAACTCCGTGCTCGGATACTTCGGCTCAAAGGACTTGAAGTCCACGCCTTGAGGCAACTGATGGAAAGTGCCCGGCTCTGCCGTCATAATCGGAACTGCATCATCCATGTCATCAGGCACAAACCCGTCGCCACCAGGGGAGACAAAGAACCCCATCTTGGAAGCACCGATGCGAGCATTGATGATGGCTGCTTCTCGGAGAGCGCCGAGCTGTTTCAGTGAAGGGATTGCGGCTGCCATCCACGGCTCACCTCGTGTCTGGCCTGCCCGAAGAGGCTTGAAGATGTGAATCACCCTGTCTGCCGGGAGTCTCAGATGCTTCGGGCTGACTGTTTTGGTGGTGTAGTCGTAGTCACCAGGATGATAGGTCAAAAAGTGATAGGCAATAGGCTTGCGGAACTTATCAAGCTCTACACCCATGCGGACTTCATTTCCGTTATCAAGTTTCTCGTTCTTTTCCTCGTCTAACTGGTCAGGCTCAAGAAACTCAATGGCATAACCGTCTTTGAATCGTGCACCTCGATGTTTGATAACAATGACTTCGCCATCGCGGGCCAATGATTCAATGACAAACTTCTGAATGTCGGCCCAAGACATCTTGGCATCTACGGTCGGGTTGCCTAGCCGTCCCCATCGTCGAAAACCGCTCTCAATCGCCTGATTTCCACTCAGATCGAGCTTTCCGACCGTATCTACAGCCTTGACTTGAAGATTGAAGCCATTTCCAACGACATTTGACTTCAACAGGTCCAGATACTTGCGCACATACTCGTTATTTCTGGCCCCTCAGAGATGCCTCAAAATCGCTATACAGACGACCGGCAGAAGCAGCCGCATACGACCGTTTCACCTTTTTTGGGGCTGGCTTGGGCCGGAAAAGGTCAAGAATTGCCATCAGAATCGCACCTTAATCGTGGAACCATTGCCTTTTCCTCGCTTAATCAGAGCTTCTGTATGCTCTTTTGTCACTTCCCGCCTGTAGTAGTCACGCGCATCCATTAGCTGAGCAAACGACATCTTAGTCAGTGAGCGCCCGTTGATCTGATAGGTAGACACATCGGAGTCGGCCTTGCCTTCGAGCAGACTATTGATCTTAGCCAGCATGATAGACGCATGGCTTCGGGGGTCAGCCTGATTAGAGTCAAGGTCTTGCAGCGACTCAAACTCACCAATATCAACAACAACCCTGTTGCCGGATGACGTTTGAGTGATTTCAAGTTGCCAGTGATATGTGCCTGGGTTGAAGTCAGCCGATGTTGATGAGTCAACTACAAAAAGATAGTAATCAGTAGTAGTCCCAGCAGCCTGAGACAGCTTAATCTCGTCTTCGCCACCACCTGTAATCCGGGCTACATACTCTGCCGTATACTCATCAGTTGGATAGTCCGCAACCAGATCAGATCGTTTCCACTGGATGTAGTCGCCAGGGACTACTTCTGTCGGTTCGCCTTCGGGGGCTTGGTCAGGATCAAACAAGTTAGCCATTATCGCCACCCGTTAATGAAGTTCTTGTTCACTCTAGGAACAAAAGGACGTTTTCTCACTGGCTTCGGTGCCTCCGGCTCAGGCATCGGGGCTGGGGTCTTCTCTCGCCTGTCTGCCAGTGCGTTGACATTCAGGTTGAGTATAGAGTATGCCGCAATAGCATACACCATGCAGTCCAAAGCCTCATTTCTGGCCCGAATTTTTACATATTCTCGCCGTTTGAACCCCTTGTGGAAGCGAGTCACAGCCTGCTCAGCCGTCAGTTGAAGGAAGTAATCGCTGGCCAGATCGGCTGAAAAGTGGACGTAGCCAGGGCCGGGATCGGTGATTTTGAGCCTTTTGAACACCAAATCCTTGGCCGTGTCGACGCCAACCGGGAAGAGGTGGCATCTCACCGTGTTGTTCTTGGACGGCTTGCCTGTCAGTGCCTTTCCATCTCCACCTTGGCCCTTGATGGCAAACACCCTGCGCCCGTAATTCGCCTTGGCATACTTGTAGACGCTGTTCGTGAAGTGTCCGCCAGAGTCAATGGCCGTTGCTCTGATGGGCATTTCTCGCCCATCGGTCGTGGGGTAGGTCGAAAAAAGGATAGATGACAGGTTGGTCCATAAGTGGGGAGTGCTTGGGTCACCATAGAGCACTTCATGTTTGATGACATAGCTCTCATCATCACGACCCCATCCGATGATCGAGATTTCTAGCCGGTTGTCCTGCACGTCCACACCAGCCGTCATGAAGACAACTTCCTCCGGCACCATCCCGCCCCAATCCTCAATGCGAGCCTCCAGGCTTTCATCGTCGATCTTCTCACCGTCTTCTTCGTAGGTTTCGGCCAGAGACACGTTGACAAAGGTCTGGATGTCATTAGTGGCTTTCTTTTCCAAGAAACTTTGAGCAAGGTCACTCCACTTTCTGAATGCTGAGTACATCTCTGACAGGTGGAACGAAGCATGACCGCGAAACTTCTCAGTAGCTTCCCAGCGACCGAGCTTGAGTGCCTTTCGCTTGTCGGCATCAGTAATGACTCCTCCACACTCTTGGCATGAGTATCTGGCCGTTTCAGGAAGGTGTTTTCCGGCTTCCGTCTTGTCCCAAACCACCTGACTCCACTTTAGCTCGATGTACTCCTCGCAGTGAGGACACGGGATTTTGTACCTTCTTTGATCGCCTGCTAGATACGAATCCTCAACAAACGAAGCATTCTTGATGGTCGGAGTAGAGGTAATTAACAGCTTCCTTTGATCCCCGAAAGTAGCTGCACGTTGCCATAGCAGGTTGACCGGATGACCTTCAGTGGTCCGGTCGTAACCATCCACCTCGTCCGTCAAAATGATGGGTGCAGATCGGCCTCGCATGGTCTTGGATGAGCCAGACCACGCAAACATGAGGAAACCGCCAGGGTAAGACTTCATGGACTGGTTGTTGACGCCTTCACGTCCGCGAGGCTTGGCAATGGCATTCTTCAGTGCCGGAGTCGTGTCCACCATGGGGTTCAGTTTTGTCTCAAGCCATGTGTGAAGGTCGCCTTGGGAAGGCTGCATCATCATTTGAGACTGAGGGTTGTGTGAGATATAGTAGCCGATAGCACAGTTGATCATTAACGTCTTGCCTAATTGCGCTCCCCACATAAGCGTTACCTTTTGAACGCTCGGGTCAGCCATGCAATTAAGCGGCTCTACTTGATAGGGCGCATTATCAAATCTTAGAGGCCCAGGAATAGCATTGCCCAAAGGAATTCGTACATGCGCCTCTGCCCACTCAGCCGGGGTGTAGTCCGGTGGAGGCTGAAGGTACTTGATGGCTCGCCCCCAGGCTTTCTCAAAGCCCTCCGGGTTCGAGTAATCAGTTGAGGCTATGGTCGTCTTCTTTGTACGCGGCATGACTTGTTAGAGCCTCCAGTGCGGCATCAATTTCTTCTCTCAGGATACGCTTGATCTCAGATTCTTCCGACTCAGCCACCAGTCTCAGTGCAACCCTCTCTGGCACTTTTCGGATATTGGACC